AGGCAACCAGAAATCTTCCATCATAGACATGAACTTTCTGTCATCTCTAACTTCACCAGTATTAGCATCATATACTAACTTATTTCTATAGCGAGACATTACCTCTTTTAGGTATTGTTCTGCTTTTACTTTTGGTAGATTACCAACATCAATATAGAATATTCTACGTTCTGGTGCTCTTGATAGTCTGTAAATAACAAGAGAATCCTCAATCATCCTAAGTTGATTAAGTGCTTTAATTGCTTTATGAAGATAAGAAAGAACTCTATTCTTATTTCTATCTACCAATCCAGATGTACACATGGTAATAGAATCCTTAGCAATCTTGATAGAATTCTTACTACCCATTGCCCCAACCATTCCAGTTGGATGATTAACTTTAGGTGTGTAGATATAATATTCTTCAAATTCTGGATTAGGAACAGTCTCCTGATCACTTTTAAGTCTTATAGTAGGATCACTACCTGGTTTCTTCTTCTCTTGACGAATATATTTTATTTTTAAAGGATCAATATACCTAAGATCTTGAATACCATCTTGTGGGTTTTTAGTATCAATAACTTTTAGATAGAAAACTCTACCATCTACATACCAATTTCTAAAAATTTCATGAGACTTTCTATCAAAGTCCATTAATTCTTTAATATGTCTAAATTCTTGTCTAATCTTTTTCTTTAAAGTTTCACTTGCATTAAGATTTGAAAGTTCTACTTCTACTGGTGAATCGTATAAATCACTAACTATTGCTTCATTAACAACATCTTCTACAGCACCATCCGCTTCTGGATGAAGTGCCATTTCTCTATATCTTCTTATTAGATCATATTCAGAGCGATACGCACCTTCAATATCTACATACTGACCATAAAATCCACTTGAAATAAAATTATCAACCCCATCCTCATTGTTCTTGGGAACAGGGCTGATTATTGAAGTGGATTTCTTTTGCGTTTCCTCAATTGAAAACCCGAAAAGTTTTGCCATTATAAATTTAGTCTCTAGTTATGTTCTATTTAGTTGATGTTATCACCACCAGCATTTGGACCAGAACCTTTAATTGCTTCCCAGTACTGAACTTGTAGTTCAACTGTGAATTCCTGGATGCCTTGAGCATCGTATGAAAGTTCGATAGGTCCAACCTGAGTTGGGAATGTATCAAAGAAACGATAAGATCTTAATGTGGATCCATCACGATCTAACTGATAAACATAAGCGTCTGATTGATAATCTGCAGGATTTGTTAAACCTGTGTTATCAGATAATCTATTAATTGTGTTAGACCATCTTTCAAATGCTGAACGAATAGCAAAGTCTGTGTCGTTGATAACAGTAACAGTCCAAGAATCGAATGTTCTATCTCCAGCAATTTTAAGAACCCTTCCTCTGAAAGGTACTTCGATCTGAGCAACGTTGGATGCTGGTAAATTAGCACCCTTTACTAAGAATCTTGCTTTATCAAGAACCGCAGAGTCAGGTTGAGCGACATCTGGGAATGTGAGGACAACTTCAAACAGATTAGCACGAGCACCACCACCTGTCAACTTACTCTTGAAGTTTGATATCGTCCTTAATGGTGGTGGATTGACTTGGTTTCTAGCCATGATTGTTTTTTAAACCTCTTAATTAAACTGAACCGATTACTTCTTCAAAAGCAACACCAGTTCTTGTAGCAACAAAGGTAAGACCGATGAAGTTGATAGAACGTGCTGGTTTAATGAAGATGTCTGCAACAAACTCATTTGAGTCAATTACTGCTGCTGTGTTATTTGTCTCGTCACAAATAACTACGAAGTCGAAGATACCTCTCTTCGCTTGAACATCTCTAAGGAATGGTTCAACTATGTTTACAAAGTTAGTCCTTGTAAGTTCATCGTTGAATTCAAATAGTTGATCCTTAGCTGCGGCTGCGATAGCATCTTCAAGGTAGATAAACAATCTACGAACGTTAATGCGATCAAACGCTGATGATTTACCAAATCCAGTTTTATCTCCAAATAAGATAATACCAGCTCCAGGTGATAGGATAACTGGGTTAATCCTGTTGGAATAAAGGATATCTCTCTGTTTCTTGCCTGGATTGTAAACAAGTTTTACTGAATTGAGGATTGGACCTCTTGCAGTTCCTGCTGGTGAGAACCAAGGGAACTGTTCAATATCAGTTCTTGCACAAGTTCCAGCAATATCTCCATTTAAGGGGACATATCTGAACGTATTATTGAAGCGATCAAACATGTACTTGTAACCGCTATCAAATACACTATAAGTAGATGATGATATTGGAGCATAGAATCCAACAACGTTTTCCGTCATTGTATCGATGTCACTTACAGTTACTGTACCAGAAACAGTATCATTTAAGAATGCCTGTCTATAAGGTGAAATAAATGCAACTGCATCTTTTCTTGCTTCTGCAACAGCAGTAACTTTTTCTGCAACCGCTTGTGATTGCTCTTTACTGTGATGTGCAGCACCCATTAGGATGAAGTCTACTTCAGTTTCCTCTGTGTTTTCAAACAGAGTGTAACCACTAATTAGATCATCTACACCTGAATTTAATGCACCAACTGAAGTGAGGTCTGTTTTATCACCGTAGTTTGTACCACCACCAAGTGTTACTGTATTTGTACCAGTAGCACCGAAGTTAACTCCATCGGCATCCTGATCCCAACCACTATCACTATCTAAAGTGTTAGTTGCAGATGTTTCATATCCAGTAGTTGTAATTCCAGCAGGAGCACCACCACCAAAGATGTACTTAGAGTTAGTTGCTAGATAATCTCTCCAATAAGAAGAAGATCCAACAGAATACTCAGCATCTTTTGCTTTAGATAAACTTAAGTGCTTCTCTAAAATAGTTCCAGCATTACCTGTTATGGTTCCTTTGTCATCAATAACAAGTACATGAACCTCATCATTTCTACCACCTCTTGCGGCAACATATGCTGAAGTGCCAGGAGCATTTGCTATTGCATCCCACTCTAGTGTCGCATTACTTAATACGATATTCTGTTGCTCAAACCAATCTTTCTGTTGGGTATAAGCTTTAGGTGTTCCAGCAGCACTTGAACCTGATGCTGTAATGTTAACAGATCCAGTTGCATCAAATGTGTATGTACCGTTCTGTTGATAATCTACTGCGGTTTCTACTCCTGCACTAGTTACATGAGAAATAACTTTAACTTCTAAAGTTGTATCAGTACTTCCAGTAACAATACCTTTAAGATGTCCATCGATTACTTGTGTTCCAGTTGCGGTTCCAACTGTTTTATTGATTGATGCTGTAACAGCAGCTCCAACAGCAGTAGTATTTCCACTAGCAACAGTTAGAATTTGATCTGCCTTACCATCGATCATTGCAACTTTAATTCCGTTTGCCCAAGTACCTGGGTTCTTAGAAGCAACACTTACACCACTAATTGGATTCTCATCATAACCTAACTGGTTATAGTGAAGATTACTTGTAATCCTTAGCATTGTTGCACCAGCACCAACACCACCTGTTACAAATGCGTTCTTTAATCCAACACCAGATTGTGTGTTGAAATCATCAGCACGAACAACTTGCATTGTTCCACCATATGCAAGATAGGATGATGCTACCATCCAATACTCATAATGTTTGTCTGTTGAATAAGGTTGTCCGAAAGTCTGTAATAGATCCTCCTCACTTTCAATGAGTTGTGGGTCATTAACAGGTCCCTTCGCAAACGGTGCGACCAACGCTCCAATAGATCCACTCGTAGGATCTACTCTCCCAATCGTTAGGTCAACCTCTCTTATTACAATACCAGGAGATGCTAAATTTAGAGGCATCTTTTATACTCCGAATCTCAGATTATGCTAAAAATATTTATGGTAATTCCTATTTACATGTAGTCCCACATGTACGACTTATCCCCATACTCATCCAAATGCCAAGTATCTCCATCTTTATCAACAAAACTCGTATCATCTAATCCATCAGCAATAAAACCAAATGGAGCCATATCTTGCTCTATCTGATTCTTCTGTTCTTCATATATTCTCTTACGAATGTCGTTATCAGACATCTCTTTAAAATAGTCTTGGTTAACTAACCAAGCAAATATAACAAGGCACATAGCAAGGTCATCATTACATCCTTCCTCCGCTTCAAACGAATTATGCTTCTGTGCAAATGTTGTTAGTTCTGAAATAATCTCATAATCACAGGTTAGGAGTTTATTATCCTCCATCATCGTTTTAAGATTAGAACAACCTAACTTCTTAACTGCGGAAGTTGTTCTAACACCAAGTTGAGTTTTCTTACCAGAAAAACCTTGTCCTACTATTTGACCAGATCTTCCTCTCATAGATGCCATCAAGAGATTTTCATATTCAAGATCATATTGAATAATACTTGCTACCTGATCTCCTATATCATTAACTTCAACTAAAACATAAGCATTATTATATCCTTTTGCTACATCTAAAATAATATTAGGAAATAGCATAGGTTTAATTTCATTATTCCTATACTTAGCAACTACCTTATACGGAAATTCTGTAGTATCAAAGACTATAAAGGCAGAATAATCATTTCCTAATCCTCTAGCAACATCAACCGTTATTATATAATTATGGTCTTTAACTGGTGTTTCGTAAATATCAAGTCCAGCATTTCTTGTCTTCGGTGCATCATATACAAGATTTCTAAGTATTGCTGGATTGATAAGAGTATTAACAGATCCTAAGAACTCACACTCAAACTCAATCTTAAACTGTTGTTCTGATGTATTTGCAATTGTTTGTTCTCTCCATTCATCATCTCTACCAGGAACTTCTGACCAATGAACATCAGTAGGAACATATTCACTTTTATTCCGTTCAGCATCATGCCACATACGGTAAAAATGGTTCATACCCCTTGGGGTAGAAACGATAATTACTTTAGTGCTTTGTCCAGAAGTAATAGTTGGATAAACGGAAGCAAAGAAATCATCAGCAATGTGATTCGGGATGAATGCGAACTCATCCAAAAATATGACATTATAAGATCCACCACGAACAGCAGAGGAAGAAGTAGAGTTTGC